TTATATAAATTTAGATGTATCCCTTACTATTTTATCTTTTTTCCTCTTTACATTACTTTTATCTATACATAGCCTTTCTCCTATTTTTTCTAAGCTTAACTTTTCTTTATATTTCATCTCTGCTATTAACCTATATTCTGTATCCATATTTCTAAATAAATAATTCATGTCTGCATTTTGTCTATTTATTTCTCTAATTCTAAAGTGATTTTTTAATATTTGTTTTCTTATCATTTTCCATTCTCTTTGCATTTTTTCAATTTCTTTTATAACACCCTGTTCTGCTCTACTTATTCTGGTATTTGATGTTTGTACTCTTTCTTCATATCCTATAGCCATTCCTAACTCTGCATCTATACTTACATTTGTATTTATTATATCTTGTCTTAAACTTTCTTTTGTTTTTTCTAATTCCATACATCTATTATCTAACCTATCTACTTCTTCTATATCTTTAAAATACCTATATAATCTACCCTCTGTTTTTGCATATAGTTTTTTATCTAACATTAATATTTTTCTATCCATTTAATCCTCCCTTATACCACAAACATCTTTCTCACCACAGTTTTCACAATTATAATGACATAAATCACATTTGTTTTTATTAACCCTTATAACTGCTATTAAAACTGTAATACTAACAATAGCTACCGTTCCTAAAATAACCTCTACCATTTTATATCACCCTACTTTTTATATAGTTTTTTCTCCAATTTTTATAAACTATCTCTGGATCTTTAATTTTTAATTCTTTTAACTTTTTAATACAACTCTTTGCTTGCATTTTTGGAGCATATATATTTAACCATTGTTCTAAGCTTATAGTTTTAGTAACTGTTATTTTTATCTCCACTTCTAACCCTCCTTATATATTTCCCTGTGCCTTTAAAACACTTTAATTCACTTCTTTTAAGGTTACTTCTATTCGTGGATTTTCTTTATCTATCTCAAATTTATGTGTGAAATTATTTATTTCCTTCCAACCATCATTTTCTATAACTTTGGCTTTAACTAATCCATCTAATATAAATTTAATACCTGCCGCTATATTGTCTTTATCTTTTCTTTTATTTTTGCAATACCATGTAATATCTAAATCTATTCTTTTAAACTTTCCTTTTCCTTTTGCTATAAATGCCACTAGATCTGTATTTGTTTTCTTTAAATTGCTATATTTTATATAGTGTTTTTTAGCTACGTCTATTATTTTATTTAAGTCTGGAAGTTCTCCAGGTATAACTATTTTCAAAATTGCCCCATCCCTTTTCTACACTTAGAATACTTCTTAACCATTTTAGACATACTGTCTAGCTTTAAAGAATAATAATCATATCTTTTCTTTCTTAACTTTTCTCTTTTTCTTTGTTGAAGTAGGTCATAAGTTTTCATTGCTTTTTCTTTATTACTCAATTTTATACCCCCTTATAAAACTCTTTTACCTCCCATGCAAGCGATTATTATATTTTCTCTATCAAATACACCATTCTTTTGTTTTATTAACTTAGATAAGCTTTTAACTGCATTTGTAGATATTCCTAGCTTGTCCTTTATTTCTTCCATGCTATAAAAGTCTTTATTTAAAGTTTCTTCTAACCAATTTTGAAATTCTAATTTTAATTTTCTATTTAATTCTTTTCCGCATTTTCCGTGTGGTCCATAAAGCCCCCTATGATGGTCCGCACATAAATAAACTAAGTTCTTTTTACATTTAATCAATGCTTTACACTCACTTCTGTAAATTCTGTGGTGGGCTTCCGAGTTAGGCCGCCCACATATTACACATTCTTTCATCCCATCACCCCGTATTGTATTACCGTTTTATTACTCTAATACACTATAGATATAAAAGCGCCTAGATATATACCTATAATGTACTTAATATCTTTGAATTGTGACTTAAATTTTATTAAATAATGCTTCAATCGGCTTTTGAATTTTATTCATAACCCCCACCTCAAGTTAGTATTTTTTCAAATACTTCTTAAAGTTGTAGCGAGAATTAATCAGTTTGCCTGTATTGCGATTTAACTTAAAATAAAAAATACCACCTATTCTAATGAATAATGCGGTATTTTAATCTATTATTTATTTTTATTAATTCATGATACTGACTATATTTTAATATAGCATTGGAATTTTTATTTATACGGCAGCTTTCTACTGCCATCATTATTAAAAACTTTTTTCAAGTGCACTTCGTTAAGAATAATCATAATAACAAAACATACTAAAAGTACTATTTTTTCATAACCATAACTAATATTTAATTCACTTAAAACAAATTGTAAAGGAACAAAAACAAAACCCAAAACAATAAAAGCATTGGCTGAATATTTATGTGCCTCATTCCATGTATCTTGATTTTTCATTGATAATATAGTTCTATAACCCCATATAGAATTGATCTTTTTGGGAGGAAAAGCCTTAAATATAAAACCAATTGTTATACATATTATTCCTAAAATAATTATCATATTTACCCCCTAAATTATGTCATATAAGCTAATTATAACATATTCTATAAACACCGCATTATTAAATTCTCAAAGAGCATTATTCGTACTCTAAATTACATTAATTACGTCGCCTTTATTTCAAATTACGAATTAATTTTTATATTAATCTTACCTTTACTTTTCCAACCTCTGCCCAATAACTTACTGTTATGTTTATTCAATTCTTTTTCTAAATCAATATTTTCTTCTTTTTGTAATGTATCTAATATACCAATACATACCTGCATTACGTCTAAAGTTTCCTCTATAGTGTTTTCTATATCATAAGATGTAATTGCATTCATTAATTCCAAACTTTCTTCTAAAAGTTTCTCACGCTCTTGTTTTAATGTTTCGTTTTTATCTAAAATCATTAAGTGCATATTTTACTCCTCCACAATTTCAGCTTTTATTAACTCTACATTTAGCTCGTCGCCTTTTGTCTTAAATTCTTTTATTTTAATAATTCTATAGTCATTACCATCTTTCACAAAAATGTATCCTAGCTCTAAAGCTTTTAAATATAGTTGTTCATTCTTTAGATTTTCATTTTCATAAATAAATTCTTTCTTTAATCTATACTTATTCATAATTCCCTCCTAAACAAATTTCTTCATTCTATAATTGTTCTCTATTCCGTATTTGAAAATAACTATATTACTCTTTTCTAGAATCCTTCCTGCTAAGGCCTCATCCAAATCCATTAACATATTTGGAGTACATTCGCTGTTGTATATAGTTGGTTTATTGTTTATATACCTTTGATTAATAATTGGATATATATGTTTTAAATCAGATTCTTTTAATTCTCCTGTTAATTTGCCTTTCTTTACTTTATCTTTAAATAGATCATCTATTATAAGTAATTCACAATTTATATACTTGCTTATAAGTTTTATATAGTATTCATCATCCATAACATTGGCTTTTAGTTCTCTTATAGCTTCTTGGTAGGGCATATAAACAATATTAGTACATATCCCCTTATTTATGAGGTTCGCTCCTATTCCTATTGCTAGGTGGCTTTTTCCTGCCCCTGGTTGTCCTAAAAAAGCTAAATTATTTTCCTCTTTTGTTTTTATTGTGGTATAATCCCTTATATAGTCTATGGCGACTTGCTTAGCTCTTTTAGTTATGTCGCTGTAGACTGCATATTCGCTTATTCGTTTTACTTTAGATGGGTCTATTCCAAAATGCGCCCATCTTCTTTTAGTTAAATCTTTTTTATAACATTCACATCTTTTAAAGCCATTTTCAGTTTTTATAAAAGTTGTATCTTGGCACTTATTACATTTATAATCAACCTTCGTATTTAGAGAAGTCATATTTAACTTCATCTTTTGTATTATCCGTTCTATCTCTGTCATTCTGCTTTTGGCCCCCTTTATTTTTCCTATCTTCTGAATATGCCTTTGCTTGGTCTAATGTCTTAATTCCGTTGTTATTCCAATCCATAAGTATGCGTTCTATATATCTCCAGTTTCTTGCATTGTTTTTAGCTGCTGTATCTATTGCATATATAACTAATTCATTCCCTAAGTTATTGCTCCAACTTTTTATACCTTCTATTTCTATTACCCCTGGCATGGGGTAAATATTATTCTGATATACTTCTATTGGGTTTACCCCTTCTTTATTATTTATATACTTATTATCATTATTGTTTGTATGTTTCTGTGGCGTTTCTGTGATGTTTCTGTGATGTTTCTGTGATGCTTTTGCGTCGTTTTTAGCGTCGTTTGATGATTGGTAAAGCTCGTATTTTTCTATGTTTATAGTGGTTTTTTTAGTGTCGCTTTTATAATGAATCATTTCATCTAATTGTAAAGTATCTAAAAACTTTTTTACTTTACTATTGCTCCACCCCCATCTATCACATAACTTTCTTATAGATGTTATAAATTGTCCTCTTTTCACTTCTATTAAATTACTATCAAATATTATTTTTTTATCTTGATGGTTAGCTGACAAAAGAAGGTCCAACCATGCCTGGCCTTTTGAAAAAGGCTTCTCTTGCCATAACCAATGATCTTGTATACTTCTATATAAACTTACCCATCCTTTGCCTTCTCCCGCCATATTGGTTCCTCCTAAAATAGAGTTATCTTTGCAAAAATTCTATTCTATCCTCTAAGCTTTGGATTTGGCTTTCTGCCTGTTCTAGTAACAATTCTTTCTCTACTAGCTTTTCATATAGTTCGCTATTTGTATCATCATCATATAAATTTTGTTCTAAAACTTCATATATCTTTTCAAACAATTCTCTTTGTCCAACTATAGACAAATCATACTCAAATAAATTCCCTAGCTTTAAACAAAATCTATTATCATCTTGATCCATAGTTAGCTCTGTTTCTTTATCCATGTACAAAGTTGAACTTAACATACTAACCCTCCTTTTTTTGGCACTCAAAGCATAATACTTTTTTAAACTTCCCATAACTAAATTTAGCTACCTTTTCTGCTACTGAAACATCACATTTATTGCATTTGTATGCTTTATTGGTTTCTTGTGTTGTATTATCTTGTTTATTACCCTTCCCATGAGTATTGGTACTATCACTATCTTTGTTGTCATCTATTGCAAATAACCCGTTTAAGGCATATTTACGAGCATAAGAACTTGCACTCCCAGTAACTTGTGCTAGATCCATGCCTTTCTTTGTTTCATCTTCTCTAGCTAATGCGGACGCTTGTACCTTATCTCCTTTTTCTATATCCATAAAAGTGGCAGTAGCTTTTATATAAAACCTATTATTTATTTCCAAAACTTCATCTGTTATATTTACTATTGCTTTGTTTTCTTTTAAAAGCGGTTTAAGACTTTCTAATATATCTTCACAACTTCTATAGCTGTACTTCCCAAAAGAATTGTATTGACTCTTAGGTGCTTTTAAAGTTGCCTGTACATTCATTAACTTTTCATATACATTCATTTTTTTATTCCACCTTCACGTTTATATTTTCTACTTCTTCTACGCTTATGTTTGGTATAATTTCCCCTGTCTCTTTATCTAGTACCATGCCATTACTAACACTAAAATTCTTCTTTAATTCTGTTTTATTAACTTCTTCTTTTAATTCAATTAAGTTGTCATATCCGTTAGAAGCTAAATATTTTATTAACTCTTCCTCATTTCCATAGTTCCATTTTTTATTTTTTCTCGCAGTAACCTTGCCATATGGTGTTATTATTTTAGCTTTAGGGTCACTCCGCTTCAATTCTTTATAGTATTGCAGTAATAATCCATTAAAGTATTCAATGCTGACTAAATCGTTCTTGGTTTCATTCTTAAGCCATTCTTCTATTCTTTCTTTTTCTGCTTTTGCAAGTTCTTCTTTTTCTAAAATGCTTTCCTTACATTCTTTTATCTTTCTTAATGCCCAACTAGCACCTTTCAAATTCTCTATTTTAAAAGTTTCTTGGCTTTTCATTCTTCTTTTACCTCCTTCTTACATCTAATTGCCATACAACGTATGTCTGTATACACTTTTCCTCTTATGGAATTATCTTTATATGCAGGTGTTCTATAACCACCTAAAATTTTCGTACCTATTTTTCTTACTAATGCTTGGAGTTCTTTACATTCCACATTAAATAAAGGCATATTACTTTCTAGATTGTTTACTTTTTCTTCTATTTGTTGTGTTTTCTTATCTAGTACAAAAACCGCTTTAAGTTCTGGAGATAATCCTTTGTATGGATCTGCTGCAACCTCTTTTAATTTTTCTTCACATTTTATAAAGTATTTCCTAGCTTGTTTACCTTTTTTAGTTCTTTCTACCATGCTCAATTCTTTGGCTGTATTCAGTGTTATAATAAATTCTTTACTAGGTCTGCCCCCTTGAGGTTTTTTGGAATTTTCCAAGAAACTAATATAATCAACATTTTCAATAAATTCATATTGTTTTATTCTGTCTCCTATCCAAGTTGTAAAATTATCTTTATTGCCTAGCCATTCATGTAATTCTCTAGCATTTACTAATTTACTTCCTTTATTATTTTCATAAACTGGTATTAATTCATCTATTACTGTTGCTAATTCTTTTTCCTCTGCAATAAGTTGTCCATTTTGTATAGTTAAATCTATCTTTTTCATCTTGTTACCTCCTTATAAATTAATAATAGGTGCTAAATTAGCTAAGGTCTGGCTTAGTATACCCTTAAGCTTTTCATTTTCTTGTTTTAGATTTTCTATTTCTCTTTCCATACGTTTTCTTTCTAATGGGGAAAACCGTTCTAATTTGGCACCTTCCAATTTTGCAATATCTTGAGGATTAAATCTTATAGAAGGTATACCTTTTACTGGATTTATAATACCTTGTTGTCTATAACTTTCTATAGCTTTTACACTTACTTGCCATCTTTCCGCTAAATCTTTTTGAGTTAGGAGTTTGTCCAATTTTTAATCACCTCCTTTATTTTGGTACTAATTAACAATTTCTAGCATATACTCTAAACTCTTTGCTTTGCATTTTTAAATATTCATTAAATAATACTTCTCTACTATCCGATGTTGGTTTTTTAATTATTAAATTGTTCATTTAATCACCCCTGTTAATTCAGTTTTTTAATTTCTAATTTCTCAAACAACTCTTCTAGTGATATATCCACCTTTAAAACTTGTTTAATTAATTTAGCTTCATTCAATGTTAATGGAGCTTTACCATTTAACTTCTGTGATACCGTTCCAATAGTCAAATTCAATTCTTTAGCTAAGTCTTTTCTTCTTATATTTTTTCTTTTTAGTTCTGCTTCTAGATTATTAAACATCATACTCCTCCTTTTTAAATTATTAACGTATTTTCGTTAACTTTAATTTAATTATAATTGGATTTTCGTAAATGTCAACAATTTTTCACGTAAATCCAAAAAAAACTTTATGTATTTTTATAAAATTATTGAAAAATCGAAAACTTTATATTATTATAATTACAAGAGGTGAATATAATATGCTTAGCGTTGAAGAAAGTTTAAAAGAATTGATATTAAATAAGTATAGAAGTTTAAGAGAATTTACACTAAAAATAGGAATGCCTTATTCTACTATGGATACTATTTTGAAACGTGGTGTTGATAAAGCTAATATAATTAATATATTAAAAATATGTAATGAATTAAATATAAGTGCTGACAAGTTAGCTAACGGCATTATTGAAAATAAAAACCTAAACAACAGCAACTTATCGAAAAAAGAAACAATATTATTAGCTAATTTCAATAAGTTAAACGACTTAGGCAAAAATAAAGTAATCACTTATACTAAAGATTTACTTGACAATAGTAAGTACTCTCTAGCGAACGATGAACTTTCCGCTACTTTAGAAGAAGAATTTAAGCAATATTTAATGCCGATAGCTTCTCATGATGATGATTTATCTACCGAAGAAAAAAATACAATGGATCAAAGAATTAATGAGTTTTTAAATAAACACAAATAATTTATTGATTGGGTTGATTTACTTATGAATAAATATGAAAAATTAATAAGTGAAGCACAAAAACAAAGGATAGAAGTAATAGAAATAAATTTAGGTACTGATAAGCCATGTGGAAAATGTATTGATAATATGATTTTTATAAATAGTAGAATTAATATAAAAGATAAATATTGTATTTTAGCTGAAGAACTTGGACATTATCACTTAACCGTTGGTAATATTACTAATCAATCAAAAATTGAAAACCGTAAACAAGAATGCATAGCTAGAAGATGGAGCAATAGAAAACTAGTCCGTATATTAGATATTATACGAGCTCATGAAGCTGGTACTAGGAATCGCTATGAACTGGCTGAATTTATAGGTGTAAGCGAAAGCTTTTTAGATGAATGTATAAATTATTATAAGGCTAAATATGGTACATGTTTTACAATAGACAATTACACTGTCTATTTTGAACCTACTTTAGGAATTGTAAAAATGTTTTGATTTATAAAAGTCAAATAATTAAATTCAATATTCATAAATGACTTATAAGTAAAGCGCTAGTTGTATTGAAGTTCCTCTAAGAGCTTTAAAACAACTAGTTGATTTATAAATATTATTAGAACATACGTTTCCGGGAAGGAGTTTAATGTAATGGATTATAATGTAACTTGGAGAAAAAAAGATAAAGGTTGGCAATTTATTATTAGTTATAAAGATTCAACTGGGAAATGGAAACAAAAGAGTAAACAAGGTTTTAAAACTCAAAAAGATGGTAAACCAATTATAGAAAAAATGATAAAAGATTTAAAATCTAGTATTAAAAATAATGTTGATATACATGATAGTGAAAAAACGTTTAAAGAAATTTCTAAAATGTATTGTGAACATATAATGTTATATAAGGAATATCTTACTGTTAAGAGTTATGAAACTTGTTTTAAAAAATTTAAAGTATTAAATGATAAAAAAATAAAGGATATAAAGAAATATAACATACAAAAAGTTATTGATGAATGCATAAAAAAGAATCTTAAATTTTCCACAATAGAAACGTATTTAAGACGAATCAATACATTTTTTAAATATGTTAGAGACGACTTAAATTTAATTACAGAATTACCTACTACAAATATAAAAATTCCTAAGAAAAAAACGGAAACCACTAAAAAAGCTTTAACAAAAAAAGAAGTATCTGTATTATTAAATAAATTAAAAGACCATAGATTTTATATAGTTGCATTCATGGCTGCAAATACCGGTATGCGAATGGGCGAAATATTGGGATTGACATGGAATGATGTTGACTTTAAAAATAATACTTTAAATGTAAATAAACAATGGAAAATTTTAAAAAACAGAAAATCTGGATTCGGATCTGTTAAGAGTAAAAATTCTAATAGAATAATACCAATATCTAAAAACGTTGTAAATAAACTTAAAAATTACAAAACAAATAATCCTACTGATATTTACAATAGGGTTTCACCTTTTAATGCTAGTAGTATAGATAAATATTTAAATTCTAAATTAAGAGAATTTGCTGCAATTTCTATGCATGAGTTAAGACATACTTATGCTACATTGTTAATAAGTTCTGGAATTGATTTTAAAACTGCAGCGAAAATACTTGGGCATGATGTAGAGCAGACTATGAGAACATATTCTCATGTAACAGATGACATGATGAAAAAAGCTACTGGCATTATTGAAAATATTTTTTAAAATTATTTTTGACGAAATTTTTGACGAAATTCTGCAAACTCAGTTATATCAACACTTCTTTATTCAAATACGTATATTGCCTTAGTATAGATTTTAGACCTTTTAAAAAGGTTAAATTCCTTTTATAATCTACATTAACTTGGTTTATACCAGCTATAGTATATTCTACTGGCTCTTCAATGGTTATTATGTTTTTTTCTTTATTGTTTATATATTGAAGCATAGAATATAAAGTTGTAGATTTACCACTGCCGGTTGGACCGGTAATCAGAAGCAAACCATTAGGCTTCTTAATCATCTTTTCTATATTTTTTCTATCTTCTTCTAAAAATCCTAAAGAATTTAAATCTGCTATTTTTTCATTTTTATATAGTATTCTTATAACTAGTTTTTCACCGTATACTGTGGGCAATGTAGATACTCTAAAGTCATTATTTTCTCTGTAATTATTTTGTATTTTACCATCTTGGGGAATGTTCTTTTCTGCTATGTTCATATAACTCATTATTTTTATACGAGTGCAAATAGAAGTGTAAATTTTTTTGGATATTTTTTTAAATTCTATTAAAATGCCATCTATTCTAAATCTTATTAAAGCAAAATCTTTGAATGGTTCTATATGTATATCGCTAGCTTTTCTCCAAACAGCCTCTTCTATTATAGAGTCTGTTAACTTTATTATAGGACCTTCTAAATTTTTTTCTTTATTTTCTTCATAGGATATAGTTTTTTCTTCCTTTATTCCTTTAACATTATATTTTCCTTCATAGTTTGTATAAAATCTCTTTATAGCCCCTAAAATATCTTCTTTATTACAAAGAACTATTTTTATATTTTTACCCGTAATAAAGGATATTTTATATAAAGCATCTTCTTTTAAGTAATTTGAAGATGCTATATACAATTGTTCGCCAATTATTTTTAGGGGTAATATATTATATTTTCTACAAATATGCTCTGGCAGCAATTTTAGCAGAGAAGATTCTATTTTTAAAGTACTAAAGTCTATATTTTCACACTGCTTTCCACCTCTTAATTCTTCAGAGTTTTGTACAGTCTCCTTTAAATCTAAATAATTCATAGAAAAGCTCATATTTAATTCTCTCCTATATTAAAATTTGAAAATTTATCTATATTATAGACACATATATAAAAAGTAAACACTTTATTTTATATATTGACTATGTTTTAAAATAATAGCAATAATATTTAAATATTTTGGTTTTATTATATTAAAAACATTATAACCTTTTGACTAAGAAATATAGATATACATCACTAATTACTCCCAAAATTCCAATAATACTTTCTGTGTTATCAAATTTAGCTGAATTGCTTATTTCATCAAAAGCTCTTTTACGTCTTACCAT